CCGTCACAACGTTCGATGCCAATGATGTGCCGTTGGTGAAGTCAGACGTGTTGAGGGTAACGGCAGTGATGGTGTTTGCCGCTGTTGCTTTGATGTCTGCGTTGCACGAGAAAGACCCATACGGAAAGGCAATACCAGCCCCGCCAGTTCCTGTTCCGTACTGGGTGAGTTGCAAGACTGCATCGTTGAGTTGGTTGAAATACAAACGCAAAACGTTCGTCAACTGATTCAAATACAGTTTGCTGTACTCGTCCTTGGGTATCGGAAGGTTGGGAACTGATGGCGCTTGAATCATGAATTGCCCCGTCTTCCGTCGGGACGGATGTCAATACGAGGCGCACCCAACTGCCATTGGTCACCAAGGTTGTTGTTCTCAATCTTGAAAACCAACTGGCGACCGCGCACACGGATGTAAATGGTTCCGGTGAATTCTTCCACTGGAACTTGTGTGATGCGAGTCACGGTTCCATTATCATCCCCGCCAACAGAGGCTGGATTGGTATAACCCGAACCAGAGTTCTGCAAGGGAATCAATGTCATGACCGCGCTTGGGCTTGAACTTGTGGAGTTGCGGAAGGTCAAGTCAGGCAGGATGCGGTAAATGAAGCCAAAGTTGTGACCGTCATCAATGTCAAATTCTGAAGATTGAATGTAGGAATCAATCGCTGACGGGGGATTCAATGTGCCATCATCCACGCCGTTCTCATGGAACACGATGTTATTGGAATACGTTGCCGCCATCGGATATGAACGCAAACCGGAATCCAGCCATGCGGTGCGACCCAGATAACCGTAGTACCAGACCTTCTCCAAATAGTTGTAGATGACGTAGGTGTCAATCGTTGTGCTGTTTGCAGAGCAATAGAAGAACCAGACCTCATTGAAGCCCTCGTTGGTGCTGGCAAATGCTTGGTAATTTTCGTTTAAGTTGATGTTGCCAAACACGAACTGACGCAGGTCGCAAGACAGGGTGCTGACACTGCCGTCATACATGTAGAACTTGTCTCGACCCATCCAGTACACCACGCCAGAGGCCAGAGCCGTTGCATTGGGGCCGATGAGGGAGATGTTGTCGCCCAGCAATTGAGAACCCCAAATTGCGGGAGGGCCAAGGTATTGCAAGGAATACAGGGTCGAATCTGTCCAGACCAAGATTTCCTGACGCACCTGCATGGCGGTCATGATTCCAGAACCATGCGACAGACGGATACTGCCAGCCTGATTGGTGGCACTTGGCGTCCATTGGGTGATGGATTCTTGGTCAGACCAGCGAATCAGCATCGGGTCTTGCACGGCAGAACCATAGTCATTGCAACCAAAAGCAAAGACAAATCGAGACACGTCCGAGATGGCAATCCAGTTTTGGATGGTTGGAACATCTGATGCTCCATACAGGGTGGCAATATCCACAGCATGAGTTACCACGCCACTGGATGCCGTCCAGTAGTACATGCCGCCACCCAGAGGGCCGAAGACCAAGTTCTCGCCAAAGTTGGCCTGAGACCAAAGGCGAATCTGAACGGTTGTCGAGGAACTAAATCCCCATGAACCAGAACTCCAAGCGCCAGCGCCCCATCCGGTCAGCGGGACTTGAATCTCGGGGCCAGTGTTGATGTCATATTTGGCATACGTGGTTCCCACATAGGTTCCCGATGCGGAGGCGGTTGTCGAGGCCGTGATGTCGTAGTAATTGGCATCCACGTAGGTGATTTGATACTGACCAAAGATGGTGACACCATTAAAGGTCACCGTTGGACTCAGGTATACAAAATCGTTGTTGATGGCTCCGTGACTGGGCGCATGCACCCGAACGGTTTTTGAGCCGCTGGTCGTTGTGTAGGCATTGGTCAGCGCAACGGTGTAATAGAAGTATTGAATGGTCACACCGCTACCGCCGCCGCTACCACTACCAGAAGCCGCCACCGTTGTGGTGATGGTGTACTGGGTTGCGCTTACCCGAGTCACGGTGAACTGACCGTTTAAATTGGCGGCAGGAATGCCATTGACCGCTACGGTGACGTTGGTGATGTTGACCAAATCCCCCGTTTGAACGTTGGATGAGGCATCTGTCACGGTCACGGTGTACGAAGAAGCCACCGTTGTAAAGGGGTTGGTCAGGGTATCGGTGCGTGTGGAATACCGATAGGGAGTGATGTCGTAATAAGCGCCGCCGTTTTCGATGTAGTACTTCAGGTTTGTGCCAACAGCAAGGACGTTTAAACTGGCAAGCGTAATCCAGTTCCACAGCGCACGGCAAACGCCAAGGAATGTTGCCGCAGAGATTTGAACCCAACCGCCAATTTTCTCAGGCGTGCCTTGACGAAAACGAATCTTGTCGCATTCGTACCATCCACCTTCGGTGGTGTAGCGGGTGTTCTCTCTGTTAACTCCCGACTTGAAAACTATTTTTTTGAGCGGCATACATACCCTTATGCGTAAAGACGTGTGCCAGCCTTATCAATAATCAACACCTGTTGGCGAGGTTTGTCGCCGGGAGTATTGGGAATTGATATGTGCGTCCAGCGGTCAAACTCGCGAATCAACTGGTCATATCCTATGCCAGAGGCGCGAATTGTCTGAACCACTTCGTCTGGTGTCATGCCCGGAATCCGCAGGTCTGCGGCGCATCCAAGCCTGTGTTGAGAGGTGTCTTTGGAGCCAACCGCATCATTGACTGCCTTGCTTCGAAACGCCGAGTTAATCATCACTGGCTTGCCACCCAAGGCGGTCTTGACCTCTTCCAAGAAAGAGGCCAGACGGTTGAGGTTTGCCACTTCCGCATCGTTGGGCGTGTTGTCCAATTCTCGATGGTCGGTGTGGGTCAATTCCTCAAGGGTGAAGTGCTCAGATAGATTCATTTTGTCGGCGTCGAGTTATAAATCATGTGGTCTTTTGCTTGGCTACCCGCAGAAGAGCCGAAATAAAACGAAATCACCTGTTCTGCTTTGGCTGAGAGATACCCAATCAGAGTACCCGCCATTGCAGATTCAATCTTTGAAAACCCAGCCAGAGTTCCAATAACCACGGCGATGAACGACAAAACGATGATGACCGCCAAAGTTGGAACAAGGTACGACTTTGTGGCAACTTGCATCTCACGTGCGGATTTGCGGTCTTCTACCGCGAGTTGTTCAAAGTTCAACCCCAGTGCTTGGGCTTGTTTTTGAAGTTCAAGTTCTGCCACCTTGACCTGTGCAATTTGCTCAGAGGTCATCTTGCCCTCTTCAAGCATGGCTTTGGCTTGCTCTCCATCCACGCCAAGGGCTTTGGAAACCGCTTCAACAGCAAGGCCAGCCAAAGGCCCACCAAGGGCCGTGGCAACGGTCGGGGCTATCTGTTCAAGCCAACTCATGATGCCGCCTTGGATGTTTGGATTTGGTCGCCGCCCTTCTTGACGGTGACCTTATCGCCTTCGACCGTCACAGACATCGGAGGCTCTTGTTCGGAGAGTTTGTCCAATTTGTCAATCAACTGACGCATGACTTCAAACTCAGGTTTTTCTTGTTTTGGATTGGCTCCTGCGATGCCATTGAGCATAGAGATAAGGGCAGTCAAGGCCGCTCCAAGCAAACCCATGACCGCCGCTATCTTTTCGCTTTCCAGAACAATCGAAGCGCCCACGCCAATCACAACGATGAGCGTGATATAGAACAGACCGTTCTTGCCGATGGCCTTACCCGCAACCTCCTTGGCAGGAGAGTTGGCTTCAAGTCTTTGCAGTTCTGCTTTGGCTTGGGCTTTGAGTAGTTGAATATCGACAGGTTCGGTCATGCTCGTCACTCCGCAGGTTTGTCTTCTGCTTTTTGTTCGACAGGCATTTCCAGTTGACCTTGAGCCTCTTGGTTCATTCCATTGATGAGTTGAAACACCTCACCATAAGGACGGGTAGCCAAGTACTGCATGATGCCATTGACCAAATTAACAGAGAACGTCAGTTTTTCCATTTTCAAACTCCATGTGTACGGCTTAGGAGGGGAAGCCGTTTAAACCCCTTGGTGATTATGCGCCCCAAGGCAACGGTGTATTCTGCGGCGACACCGGAGGATTGATTTGCGAATCAATCTGGCCCTGCACACAGGCTTGTGCGCTGGCGATTTGCTCGGGCGGAATCCAGCCAATCACCTCTGCTTGTGTGAGTTGTGCGTAGGGCACGATGGTTTGTCCATCAGTCGGGGTGAACTGGCTGTTTCCATCAATGGATGCGGTGTGCGTTCCATCAGTCCCAGTGACCTCGTAAATCACATTAACGACATATCCCGTTGGGTTAGGGATGGTGTACATGGATTTGATGGTCGTGGTGAAGGTGAGTGACATGATTAGGCTCCTTTCAATTGGGCTTTGAGGCTGTCAACCTCGGCTTTGAGTTCTTTTATGGCGGCAACCAGCAAAGGAATGGTGTCTGTGTAAGCAACAGTCAAATATTCATCTGTTGAGTCCATTTCCAATTTTGTAGTGTTTACAGCTTCTGGGAAAACAGCTTGCACATCTTGGGCTATCAAAAAGCTTCGACGAACGCCATCTGTATCAGTTTTGTATTTGCCAATTACAGAACGAAGCGTTGCCACTTTATTGGCGGCATCAGTGATTGGTTCAATAATGTCTTTAAGGCGTTCATCAGAAATAGCCGACCAAGATGTTGCGCCACCGGCCATTTCAACGCCACCAGTAGAACCTACACGCATCTGCAATTTAGCAGTGGTTGTGATGTGGCCCATTGTGAAGCCAGCAGTAGCGTTGTTTACGGTGTCTACACCATTGAATGTCGCCCCACCACCATTAACAGGCAGAGTTACCGCTTTTGCAGAACCAGAATTTCCAAGAACTATGCCAGCAGTGTATGAGCCAATACTCGTAGCACTAACCAACAGGTTACCACTGCCATCAAATATCCCTCTCGGGTTCCCATCCCCATCCGACAGCACGATGTAGTTGCTGGCAGTGCGGATGTCGAGGCCACCTTGGTTGCCGTTGTAGCCGCCGAGGATGGTGTTTTTTGCGCCAGTTGTAAC